CCGAATATCCATGTGGCTTATCTGCTTTATCTTGAGGTTTCAACTTTAGGCGTTACTGTCGAATTTATTGAGATGAAACTAATTTCATTATTGCCTTTGCTCTTCCTAACTTATGACGTAATTCATCCTTACTCAATCCTGTAGAATTCAACTGAAGCTTTTCATATTCCGCAGCCATTGCCTTTACAGTCGAAGTAGCAGGTTCTAAAGGCCAATCGACCTTAAATCCAGCAGCCTCTTGCTTCTCCAACCAGGAAGCAAGTTCTTGAGAAGACCATATATTCGCATCCCATAATCTATCCCAGGTAGGTTCTCTCAAAATCCATATTTGCTTGTATCCACCCTCTCTCGGAAATACCTTGTCATCTAAGAAACTAATTGTCTTTTCTCTGTCATTGTATAGGACCCAGAGAAGAGGGTTGTCATGAGTATAACGTTCCATTGCAATCATAGCAGCCTTTGCTTGCTGTAATTCAGGTTTCTGAGTACCAAAACCCTCCAAGGCCTTTTTCTTACTGTAGACACGAGGGAAGTCTATAGAGGAACAGCGTTCCTGCCACTCGGTAGTAGCATCTAAGATTAGGCGTTGTCTGAGAGGGTCAGGAGATACACGAAACAAGGGGTCCTTGAGCCACATCCAAGCAGCTAGAGGATGCCTGGGAGAAATAGAATGTGTGGTCAAATTCCATTTTGGAACCTGGTCCTGTGCGTCTGCAACAGAACCCTTTGTCTTTGGCCTTGCGACTTGAAATGTTCCATCCGAATGTGTTTCACAAATTTGGATGAGAGATTTAGGTAATGCGTGAGAGACGTCCGTCATTATATGTAATATACGAAGGGACTTTAGACCTTCTTTTATGTGGATGACATGGCACCAATTACCTTGTTACGTTCTTCTAAGTCTTTGGCATTTGATTTACAGAATTGTAGGAATTTCCAGAGGGCTTCGAATACGGAGGCCGGAAGAGATGCAACATCAAAAAAAATCCCATTGGAATTTTCACTATAAGAACCTCCTTCACGTCTTAAAATCCTATACAGTTCTTCGAGTTCAGGTTTAGATAATGTACTCATTTCTTTACAGAATTCTTTACGTTGTTCGTAATCATCCATTCTACTCTTCCTTATTCTCTTCCTCTTCCTCTTCCTCCGCACCCGAGGTACCTTCGGCACCAGAGGTACCTTCGGCACCAGAGGTACCTTCGGCACCAGAGGCACCAGAGGCACCTTCGGCACCAGAGGCACCTTCATCTCCAGAAACATTCGCATCTTCCTCTTCCAACGTTGCTTCCTCATCCTTGGGAGAAGCAAGAGCAGGTAGAGAAGGAGTAATCCGTGTAGGAGCACCTGACATTCCACGATATACACCAACACTCACAATGAACTGGTCTCTCAGTTGAAATCTAGACTTCTGGATTTCTACCTTAATACGATCGCCGACCTTCAGTGCATCGAATTCCTCGTCACCCAAATGGAGGTCACGAGGAACCATCAGACGAATGGCATTTTCATATACTGCATATACACCCATCTTATTCGATTTGAGAACCTCCACTTCCACTAGAGAACCCTCGGGAGGATTTAGAACACTACCCTTGGCTTTCACTAGAAAGGCCCAATCACCGGAGAAACGACCTGAATCCACCATTCCAGTAGATCTCGTTAGGATATCGAGTGTTCCTGGCAAAACGTAGCCATGGGGAGAACAGCGCTGCTCAAGACGCTCTTTGAGTTTCAAAAGCAATATGTCGTCAATGGATTCAATATCATTACGAAGGTCCTTGGGAGTGAGGTATACTTTTTCTTGAAAGAATGCTTCAGTCTCCATTGTGCCTAATCTATAGTAGGTTGAGATAGTCAATTTTAAGCGCTGCCTGTATTGGTTATTTCTTAGATTTGTGTCCAGAATAATAGGAAGAAAGAGGTCTATAGAAATATCGTAGGCCACCGTAGTTTTCGCGGCGAACATCCATCCATCTGAGAACAATTTCCATTAAAGCACAAAATGAAGGCGCCCCTGTGAGTTTTCTTGGACCAGTTGCTAAGATGTCTTCTGTTAACTCTAACCGATTTCCATCGTGAAATTTAGCCAAAATATCGCCAAGTTGAACTAACTTTATTCTATGGCCTTTTACATTACTCACAATAGAACAAGCTGCACCGGAACCAGGAGGCTTTCCTTCTGCGTTCTTAGCATCATTTGTTTTAAACATAATTGCGTTTTCCCAGACAACCATGAAGCCATAGGGATTAGCAGATACTTTGGAATTTGCTTTCGCTTGAACAATTAAATCCGTCTTGGATTCATTGAAAATTTTAATAACAGATGGAGGGCATGGTGTTGAATTTGCGCACAAATAAACAGGCGCCTTTGTATCTAGATCCAAATATCTGGAAACAGTGGTAGAACCCTCAGTTCTATACTGCTCAGAACCACCTTCAGATGCCATTGAAATAGATTGCTCTAGAAGTTTAACTTGTTCGGGTCCTTTCAGAAATGAATCCCAAATGAATTCTTTTGCAACTCGTTTCAAATCCGTCATACCTCCAGCTATTGAAACAACGGCCCCTATTGCCTTACCCCACCACTGCAATTTCTTAAGACGAACTTCAAAATTATCTCTTTTCTTTGTATCACCTTCGACATATGCATTTATAGCATCTGAAAGTATTCCTGGTATACTTTCTTCAATAATATAACCAGGTTTACACCAAATATCAATCCAAGTAACTGCCTCTATCCAGAATTCCTTAGCGAGTTTTACAGAAGAAGAGTTTACAGATTTAACAGATACTGATTTGGCGGCCACGCTTTTAGGGCCAACTTGCACTGAAGTGAATTCTGGCATGTATGAATCTCGTTTCATAGGATAACGACCATAACGAAAGGAAATTGGTATTCCTTCATCTTGTAATTTGTTTGGTTGAAATAAAAACAAATTATTACGAAATACAATATGTCCTTTCATATTCCCATTTTCAAATATGATAGAAGGATTATTTACAACCCGCAGCAGAAGACTTGTCAATGTATCCTTTGGAATATCTACAAATCGTTTCTCTAAATTAGTCCAATGATACCATGGTTGGTCCTTAAAGGCATTTCTTAACTCTTGAATCATAGATTGTTCTGCAAATCGAGCAGCAAACATGTCATACGTGCCGTTATCATCAGGCATTCCTTTCTTATCTAGTAAATTTAAACTAGGGCTACATTCGTAGGAACAACGTATCCAATCACATACAGGAGTATAATCTTTATCATTCAAGTCTACTGTTCGCGGCTGCCCCTGACTATCCAACATTTCCACTTTTCTTGTTAACCCATTTACCAAAATTGCGTCTCTATTCAAATTACAATCTGCTGCGCCTCTTTTTAATGCTCTCGATATATTACCCATACGAACTCCCTTGTTCATGGCAGTTCTATAAGAATATTGGTCAATTGTTTCCTTATTCATATCAGTTGGAAAAACATTTACATATAGATTTACAGTACAGTTGCGTTTCTGTCTTGGCAAGGCATTGTGAGAACAGTAGCGAATTCCACGGCCTACAATCTGTTCTTCCTTAGACAAGTGGAACCAGCCTTCCAAAATGTGAACCTCGCGTATGTAACGCAAGTCAAGACCTTCTCCAGCCACTTGAGAACCTACAACTACCTTAATCTTGTGTCCATCCTTATTTTCTATGTTTCTAGCGGTATTGATGACTGCTGTATTATTTGGAGAAAGAGGTAATGACTGCTTTTCTGCAGTGCTCACATCACTTGCTGTTAAAAGTGCATAATAAGCAGGTGAGAATTTGTGATTTTCTCTTGTTTCAGGTTGACCCTGTGTAAAAGCGGGATGCCCTTCTTCTTTCTTTTCGCATTTACAACATTGGCGTTTACCTTGTAGAGAACCTTTTGAAAAGAGAGGCGCTGTTCTACCCCAGGGCGAGTAACCATTCGCTTCTAATAAAAGGCAAAAGATGACCGCACCATTTTCTACAAATCGACTATAGACAAAAGAAATACCAGATGCATTTCGAATTGTTTTCAAAACCCGATTGAATTTTGGAGATGCCTTGCCGAGAGAATCATCTGATGCAACCATCCAATTATAATCTTCATCTGGGTCTGTTGGAACGTACTGAGGTAATATACTTAGACGCGTCCCTTCAAATGTAGATGCAACTGCCTTGCCAGTAAACCAGGATTGAAATCCTTCTGAGCCAACACGGCCATCTAAGCCTTCACCAGGAAAGATACAATTTCCTGCCTGTAGTAAGGTGTCAATTGTTCTGATACCAACACCCTTTGATGCCACTAGTTTTTCAGTCATGGCTTTCATAACTGCTAGGGGTTCTCCTTCCAATTCACATTTCACAAGTGGTAATCTTAACACGTCATCGCGCTGTGTTTTTGTTGTAGGCTTAGTACCATTTGGTTCAAATCCAGGCCACTCAGAAATGCGAATAGCATCAGATGGATCTAGGCGAGCAGGAAATGCCTTAGGATTTTCTCCTCTCATAAAACTTACACGACCATTTGCTAATTCTATAAGAAGTTCTTCAGATGCCTTAGAAAGTTTTTCTTCACCCTTCGGTGTGATTTCAAATACTATATCTGAGTCATCCAAGCGTTTCTGAGATTTATCTACGAATAAAAGTAAATTAAGAAGAGAAATAATTTCTCTGTATGAATTGTACATTGGGGTTGCAGACATAAGGAGTAGCTTATTTCCTTCGCAAGTTTTCAGAACTTCTCGTAACATTGGAACTAACTTTTTCCCAGCAGATGCATCTGACTTATCACCCACATCGTCACCCTGTTCACCTTCATCTTCTGTCGTATCAGAAACATCTCTCAGATTGTGGGCCTCGTCTACAATTATAAAACAGCCAGATAGGGCACGTTGTAATAAGGTTATTTTCAGTTGTTGCTTTTTCTCATGACTTAGGGTGGAAGATATCTGAGACAGAATATTTAGAACCATATTGCGAAATGCCACGTAGCCCATAATAGCATAGCGCTTATTGATTAGCCTATTTACTCTTAGTTCAATCTCTCTTTTATCTCTTTCATATAACATTTGTGTTAATTCAAGATAACGATTGCCAGTACATCCTTCGTGAGAATTTGGTTGGTCATCTTTTCCAATTGTCAGTCTAGACGGGTCAAATATTGTTCTATAGAAACCAGGTTGAATTGCAGGTGGTGCTAGAATATAAACCTTGTTTTTCGGACTTAATTGTAAAAATGTCTCGGCAGATAAAATAGCAGAACATGTTTTGCCAACTCCTACTCCATGATAAAGTAACATGCCATTATAAGGTGTATTTGGCGACATAAATTGTGAAACAAATTTCTGAGCAGATGTATATTCAAATTCTTCAACATCACAGACGTTTTGTTCTAGACTTTCATCTGTTATCTTGGGTTGCTTAGTTTCTCTGAATTCTCTTTTACGTAAGAGTTTCATCAGAAATTTCTCATCTGTAATTTCTGGATAAAGAGAGCCGTCGAGTTCTCTTTGGTCTTCACCAAGTTCACGTAGTGTCTGGGCTCTAACGGGAGCTGTATACCTTTGAAACTCGTCTACTAATTTATCTCGTTCCGAAGAATCGTTTTGCTCCTCCCATGTCCCCTTGAATCGTTCCATTTGCTCTATAGACATACTGTTTCTGCTGTTCTTCCGTGGTATTTTCATTTAGAAGTTTTCCATCTAACTTATTTTTCATAACGGGGAAAAATCCTTTTAATAAACCTAACAATTTCCCAATAATTTTTTTCTTTTCCTCATTCTCAGGTCTTAGAAATTGGATTGCTTCATCAAAGTCCATCCATTTTAAATTACCAATCTCACGAACCATTTCCTTATTGAGGGCATCAAATGATATGTTCCTGTTACCGGCATACTGTGCAATGTAATATGAATGTCTATAATGAACCCCGTTAGACCCGTAGAATTGTTCTATAAGCGGTGCTACATTCGTAACCTTGATAACTTCATTTTCCATAATACTGGTCTCTTCTCCTAATTCACGAAAAGCACATTGAATATCGTGTTCATATGGGTCACGTCTACCTTTAGGAAACCCCCATTCGGGTGTCTTATACAATAATGGTTCTTGCCGGAGTAGGTCATTCAGTGTATATCTCTCACCAGTTTCTACTTGAATTCCTGCACGAAGCTCAGCCAACTTCTGTTTAGACACAATACGATCATGAGCATAGCGTTTAGAAGATTCTGAATCTGACCCCCATAGTTCGTGCCAAATATCATCAAAGTTCATTGTTTCTAATTTTTTTCGCTCATCTTCTGTCATCCCACTTATTTGTTTTCTTATATACGAAGGGTCGTTTACTCTGTATTTTCCTCTCATTATATCCATGAAACCGAGAGAATCTTTCCGTTGTATCATTAATACTTGTGGCCTAAGGCTTTTAGTTCCAACAAAGTCGTCGATGTTGGAACATATAGTTTGTGTATGTGGCCATATTTCTGTTTTACCAATCCATCTAAATACGAGAACTCCATAACTTGAAACGGGTTCTGTACAGAAACGAAATGTGTGCCCGGTGCCTCCACAGTTTGAACACATATGTGAACTTTTATTTTGGTAAAACATCGCCATAATTACCTAAGAAACATCATCGCGTCTTAGGTAGTGTTATAATACGTCTTCTTATATAATAGATAGGAATGCACATTCCACCAGAAGTATGGGGTCCTTTTTTCTGGCACACAATTCACATATCCGCGATGGGATATTCCCAACAGCCTAGTTACTCCGATAAGAAGGCTATGAGGGAATTCATCGAGTCTCTACAGTATATAATACCCTGTCCAATTTGTAGGACACATTATGTGTCTCACTTGGCGAAAACACCAATATCTGCTTCTTTAGACTCTAGAGCAGACTTGTTTCGTTGGACGGTAGACTTGCATAACGAGGTGAATGTGATGTTAGGAAAACGCAAGTACACGGAAACGGAAGTTATTCAATTCTACACTAGACTTGGGGCTCGTGGAAAAACACCTGTCATCGGGGCGGATGACTTCATGGAGGCTGATAATCAAGCCATGTTGAAAGGTGTAGCAGCAGGATTGGCAGTCGCAGGAATTATAGGAGGTGTAATCTGGTACAATTTATCTCATAATTAGTTAGAATGACTGGAGGTAGAACAAGAAAGAGAAAGTCTAAAATAGAATGTAACGAAGTTATGACACCAAAATATCAGGACAGAAAATCACCTGCGTATCATGCTGGCAAATGCGCAGGACAAACTAAGAAAGGAAAAGATGGAGACTATATTTCAAAAGAGGGTTCTAATGGAGTATATAAATGGGTAAAGGTAAATGCCACTAGAAAGATGAAAGGAAAACACTATGACATCCATGATAATGGAAATAGACCCTTTCGCGTTGTGGTGAGCGACCACGGCGCTAAAGATAAAAATGTAGCCATTTACAAGGATGTTAACGCAGGGACTTTAAAAGAAGAGGCAGATTACAGTAAACTTGTAAAGGAACTTACGGCAAAGAAAGTCTATATAGGAAAGAGCACTGGTAACGCAGAGGGAGCAGATCACAGACCAGGTGAATCTCACATTTTTGTAGGAAATTCAATCTTACTCCATGTTTCAGGAAATAAGTATATTCATATTGGTTCCAGTATCTATGAATTCCAGATGGATGATAAGGTTGATCACTATTTCTCTATGGTTGGTCGAAATGACGTTCCTTATCCGGTTTTACTAGGAACAGAAAATGTATATTTTATGCTTGAAGGAGATCATTGTTATTTGCCAAGAGAAATGCTACCAGCGGACCTTACAAAGACCCAGTGGGAAGATTGTTATACGTATTTCTATGGATGGACAAATCCAGTTGATGGAACACACAGAACTGCCAAAGAGAGAAAGAAGGAAAGTTTAGAAAAATATGCTAAGAAGATGAAAGGATACCGTTTGATAAAGAAACGTGATTTCTAGCGGATGGTTCCATTTCTATTCTTACAATATAATTAGATGAGTGCCTCAGATGAAGATTTATTTAATGGTCTTCAAATGCCAAAGGAACCTGCCAAGGAACCAAAGGAAAAGGCAAAAGAAATAATTCTTAAACAAAAAATGACAGATGACCAGATTAAGGCAAGAGAAGGCACATATTTTAGCGAAAAAGACGTAGATGAGATAATTGATTATGATGCAGACGTATACGCAGAGGACCCGGATGCTCCAGGTGGTAAGAAACTCTTGTTCAAACTAAGAAAAAACGTAATACCTCATGATTTGATAAAGCTGGCATGGAAGAATTTCTACAAGTCAGCGAATGCTTCTAGAAACCGTGGAGCTGCAGCGGGACCAATCGATACTAAGTCTAAATACTGGACAAGACGTAAGTTGGCAAAGAATACCATAAAAGGATGGTCTGCACAATACATGGAAAAAGGCAAATTAAGTAAGATGCGTGTAAACAATAATGTCTTCTCCTCTGTCCTGGGTTACTTTGAGAAAACACCCTTTATGGGTCTACCTTGTCGTCTTACGAGCTACACGCAATTGTATTTTGACCAATACAAGGCGGGAACTCCTTATATTGAGAAAATAGACGACTTATTCAAGAAACTTGTTCCAGACCGTTATGATGTACAATATAAGAGAGCAAAGGGAAACCCGGCCTTTCAGATTGGAAATACATCTTTTTCTTCTGTGACTATAAATCGTAATTTCCGAACAGGCCTTCATATGGATGCAGGAGACTTGAGAGAGGGATTTGGCAACTTATCAGTTATTGAACGTGGAAAATACAAGGGTGGATATACGATATTTCCTAGATACAAGGTTGGCATTGACTTGAGAACAGGAGATTTCGTAGCAATGGATGTTCATGAATGGCATTGTAATACGGAATTGAAAGAGGAAATAGAAGACAAGAAATTCAATTCTTCTATTCCAGAAATCTATAGAAACGACAAGGAAACAGGAACACAGGGGATTGATAAATTGTTTAGTCGTGTTTCCTTTGTTTGCTATTTACGTGAAAAGCTCGCAGATTGTAAGGCGAAAGACTCGATGCCTTATTACAAACGCATTGGATTCAATCCAAAGACAAATACATTATTAAAGAAAAAATCGCAAACAAGAAAGAAGTCTATAGAATAGTATGAACGCAGCGCGTGGTGATAAAATAGCAGAAGTCTTGAAGAATACAGAAAATTTAAAAAAATCACTAAAACTTACATCAGGAGCGAAAGCCCCAAATGCACCACCCCCCGAACCTAAAAACTCAGTGGGACAGCCTGTTCAAGGTTCTGGCTTTATAAAGATATTGGCTTACGTGATTGCTGGAATATTATCGGTTGCACTTATTCTATTAGCAATTGACCAATGGATCACACCTATATTCCAAAGAAGCCCAGGTTCTGCTGGATATATACCAATACCCGGCACAGATACATCACAAGTTTTTTGGTTAACTCCAAGTGATGTTGACACGATTATTATAGGAGCCCCACCACCTTCATCAGGAACTCCTCCATTGTCAACTACGGTTATAGAAGGCCAGGATATTTATAGTATAACAATGGATGTGCTTATACAAGACGAATACCCTCAAAGGCTCGGAGATGGGCAAAATCAACGTATATTATTCACCATTTCTCAAAGGGCTGAAAACCCCAGTGTAAGAATTACGCTTGACAATAACAAAAACGCAATAAATATAACATGCTTTGATACAAATGGCCTACAGCAGAGTGTCACATTAGACAATGTTCCAATCCATGTACCTTTCCGGGTAGGTTTTACTGTATCTCCGTTCTTACTTGAGGGATATTTGAATGGCCTTCTCGTGAAAACAAGACAATTAAATACTATTCCAAAATCTCCAAGAACTGGTGATAAAATATTTGCCCCTGCTGATATTATCTTAGGTGGCAATGTTATGTCTACAGGTATCAAAGTGTTGAATGTGAGATGCTTTGGATATAAAGTACCAGCTTATGAAATGTCTGGACGTATGGGTGATGTAATAAGCTTGAGTGTTTTTAATAAGAAAGCTGTAGTCACTAGATAAATAAATCTTCCACAATTTAAAATCCACTGTTAGATGAATACAGTTCAGTGGATTTTAACTTTAATAACCTTATCATTCATACTATATCTTCTTCTCGTCTTAGTAATATTCCCAGATCCAGTTCAGAGTATTGGAGAAGAAGAATATGATTTGAATACACCGATGCGTGTAATATCAAATGAGGAACTAAGAGGTCCGTGGACATCTGGTTCAGGTTCATCATTGATTTTTTACATTAATCCTAAAATAATTGATAGGACTGCATATTCTGGAAATGAATATGCTACGGTGGTTCAAATAGGAGAAAAACAAGCATTTCAGATTTTAATTGCACCAGATGCAGGTCGTGGCTTATATAAGGCACCTGCCCGTCTTCAAATATTTGTTGATAGAAAAGCGAAACCTGAATATGCAGAAATACCTAATTTTCCTCTACAGCGTTGGACTGCAGTAGTTATAGTGAAATTTGGCAGAAGGTTCAACATATATCTAAACGGAAGGCTAGTTGTTACACATGTATGTTCGGCGATGCCTCTATTTGATAATACCCAGTCATTAAAAGTAGGCGATTCAAGATTATCCGGTGTTATATCATTAATGTCTCTTTCTTCTACTGCTATGACAACGGATCAAGTACGTAATTTAATAAGAGATACAACGGATACTTCAGGAAAACCGCGTATGCCATTTAACATTTCAAAGCTATTTTCTTCGCTTTTTAAAGCCTTGCCACACGGATGGTGGTGTTCCGGTACGTGTTGTAAAAACCCAAAACGAATAAGTCCTCTAGAAGAATGGTCAACACCCTACGCATAAAGTATTAGTTATAGATAGAATGGAGCCATCTTTTATAGTTTACACTATTGTTATATTAATTGTCTTATATTTGGCAATAAGTATAGGCTACAGATGGTTTGTTGGAGCTGGAGATGATGAAGATATTATCGTTTATCCCGGAACTTTCAAGGATGGCCTAGTAAGTAACGATAAGATACCTACGGTATATTCTGGTTCGCAGGTCCCTCCGATATATGCAGGTGGGGAATATTCCATAAGCACATGGATATATGTAACTGATTGGAATGTGAATAAGGGCAAAAACAAGCCATTTTTAATCTTGTCTGGCGGAAATAAAGCATCTTCCGGTATTTTAACATTAATAATGTATCTAGGCCAATTTACAAATAAACTGGGAGTTCGTGTAAGTTCTGAGACACAATATGACAAAGGATTATCATTCAAACCTGACTATGACAA